AGCATCGCACGTTTAAAGAACTTCGTGAACCATTGCCCACTGAATTTGTCAAACCATTTATGGCAGATCCATGGGAGAAAAAAGAATACACTTCTTTGGAGTTATTTTTGACATGAAACTGAAAGTGATTAGTTGCGACGACAACAGAAAATGGTATGCAGATAAGATCGGGGAATCTTTTCCTCTTATTCGTATCGGCGACCGTGAATGTTATGTCTCGACTCATGATTCCTACAACACTGGGAATTTTATTAGTAACTGTGATTTTGAGGTTGAGTATGAGGAAAAAGAAAGTAATTCCACCCCCAGTTGATGTAGTCGGACGCAAAGTATCTTGGAAACCCAGTCCTAATTCTGATCGCATGTACGGCGAAGTCGTTCATGTTGGATTCAAGTGGCCATACCCACCTGACCCTAAATATCCTGGTGGGCGTGTTCGTTTGCTTAAGAAGGTTCTTTCCGTTGCGATTCCTGACGGACGTATTTTTAAAATGTCTGGCGAACACGAAGATCTAAAAAAGATTGGGATGATCGCGGAGTCATCAAGCGAGGATTAATTGCACTGGATAACATTACTCACATCATTGTCGATTGCTGGAGTCGCTGCGTGGTACAGTATCGTAGGACTCATGGCAATCTTCTCAGGTGCGGCGATAGCGATCGCTATAATGGGTGGTGTATTGGAAGTTGGCAAACTGGTAACTGCTGCATGGTTACACGCCAACTGGAAGAAAGTACCACTGTTGATGAAGACTTATCTCACGTCAGCAGTGTTTGTGTTGATGGTGATAACTTCCTTGGGTATCTTCGGTTTCTTATCGAAGGCACACTTGGAACATTCGATATCGGTTGGGGGCACTAATGAACTACAAATCACTAACTTGGAAAGACAGATTGCGAGACAGCAATCAATCATTGCTGATGCAGAAACGGTACTCACGCAATTGGATTCGCAAGTCGCCACCCTTATCGAATACGACAGGATTCGTGGTCCCACAGGTTCGATTGCTGTACGCGAAAGTCAATCGGAGGAGAGGGGTGTTCTCAACGAGGCGATCGATGCTGCGTATGTACGCATTGATGAATTACAAACGGATCTTGCGCCGTATAAAAGGGCGCAGTTGGATATTGAGGTTGAGGTCGGACCACTTAAATACATCGCGGAGTTAATCTATGGAGAAGACAATGCAAGAGACCATTTTGATCGTGCTGTTAGGTTCGTTATTATCCTTCTTGTTACTGTATTTGATCCTCTCGCCGTCGTTCTCTTACTCGCAGCAACTATGGGATTCACCAACAGAAAACACTCACGTATGTTCACAGATGATGGCAACCTAAAGGTTGACCGGACGAACGTAGTTGATGTGGAAGAGTTGTTGCCAGAAACGCCAACGAGTCCTCCGAGTGCCGTTGATGATGCGGCAAACGTCATGAGTCAGTATGATGTAATTGAAGACCTGCCTCCTGATGATGAAATCGACGAAGTGCTTGAACCTGATGACGGGCACGGTATAGTAGACACGGATTCTCTAAGAAATAATTGGGTCAGCACTCAAAGGAAAAAGCGGAAAAAGACTTGACATTGATTGAAGATTGCGGTACACTATAGTCATGAATATATTTTATTTACACGAAGACCCTGAGCAGTGCGCCAAAGAGCACAACGACAAGCATTGCGTCAAGATGGACATTGAATATCCACAGATGCTCTCGACTGCGCACCGTGTTCTAGACGGGGATGAGTGGTATGACAAGACTGCTAATGGTAGAAGGATCAGGCGATGGAAACATCCTGTACCTATCATGGATTCTATGTTGTACAAAGCAAGTCATATCAATCATCCGAGCGCAGCGTGGGTTCGCGAGAGCAAGAATAACTATAACTGGTTGTTTCAGTTGTGGATGAATCTCTGCGAAGAGTACACTTGGCGTTATGGAAAAACTCACATGTCTTGGACGAAACTTGGCGTTGCGTTATCTCGTCCCCCTAAAAATATTGATGACAAACCATTTGTCGAACCACCTCCAGCAATGTCGCACTTCCCTCAATGCATCGTGGAAGGAGACTCCATCGAGTCCTACAGAAATTATTACAGAGAAGCAAAAGCGAGCTTCTCCAAATGGACAAGGCGACCAGCACCAGAGTGGTGGACAGTATGAACGGGTTTAAAAAAATGCAACGACGATTGCGTGAAGAAGGTTGGTATGTAGATTGGAATTTGCCTTGTTGTACAAGTTGTGCTTGGAGTGCAGTTCCTTATGAAGCAGATCTAGACAAGGTGCTATTTAATCACTCACAAGACTGTGAAGTGTATATAGAAGGAGATGAGTGTCCAGCATGCGAAGGAGAAGGCATCAATGAAGATGATGATGATTGTCCTGTATGTTTTGGTAGAGGTGAGGTAGATGAAAATTTTGACCTTACTCAATACGACACTTCAGTTAGTGGGTTTATTTGTAATTCGCCTGAGCAACAAAGTAGTTCCCTATTTTGCTTCTCGGGAGATAAGAAAGGTGTAAAGAATCTGAAAGAGATATTGCCCATCATTGAAGAATGTGGATGTTCTTGGTATTGGGACAAGACTGGCAAAACAAGAATAGAGATAAGTTGGTGATGAACTGGATTAAAAAACTATTTGCAGTTCCTCTTGATAAAAACCCTATAGATACTATTATCATAGAGAAACTTCCTGGAGCAGATAATGAACAAGTGCAGGAAGTTTATCAGGCAAGATGGGTATGGTATCATACCATCCTAGCAGTAGAAATTGCGTTTACAAACATTTTGTTAATTTGTATACTGATGGTTTTAGCATTTAAATGAGTAACGGTTATAGATCAGGCAACACAAGGATGTTTAATATCCGAGTGCCAGAATACCTACACTCTCAGTTTAAAGAGATCTGCCAAGAAGCAGATGTAACGATGGCGAGTGCGCTTATTGGATACATGGAACGTATTGTAGATGGAGATGAAGATATTGGCGGGAAGTCTAAGGCGAACGCAGAGTTTGATCCTTTGTCTGATATCCGTGGACAATATAAAGATGGTGAGGATTTTTGATGAGCATTTGGGAAGATTACCATAAACTCGAAAAAGAAAGTATACAATACAAGTACAACGAGTTTGCTTTGATTGATGAGTTGCAAGAATATGTTGATCAAACGTACAGTGAGCACTATAGCAAAAACAAATTCCAAGCAACCGAGTTTATTATCGACGGTGGACATGGCGAGGGTTTCTGCCTCGGTAACATTTTGAAATACACCCAGCGATATGGTAACAAAGAAGGCAAGAATCGCAAAGACTTGTTGAAGGTTCTTCACTATGCTTTGATTGCGCTGCATGTTCACGATCTGGAGCATAGAGATGATATCTGATTTTAAAATTCATGATCTGTTTTCTATCCCGTTGATGAAGTGTACAGTAAAACTTCCTCACGATGAAATTTCTGAGTATGTTCGCGAAAAATTAAGAAAGCATGGTAACTACACCAGTTATTTCGACAACGAATATAATCATAGGATGCAATCTATGTTGCCTTGGAGAGATGCGATGGAAAAGACAATGAGATTTGCTGCGAAATCTTTTCTAAAGAAAATGGAAATTGATCCTAGAGATTGCCCTGATATTTTAAATTACTGGTTTTCTTCTTATAATGGTGGCGATGATCATGTTTTACATTCACATCCATTTGCTGTAGTTGCTGGCACATATTACCCATATGCCGACCAAGATTCAACTAAAATACAATATCGCAATCCAAACGCAATTGTATTGTCTCACTCTGAACCAGGAGATCGATATAAATTTTTATATCACACGCATTATCCAACAACTGGCGAAATGAATTTGTGGCCGGCATGGTTAGAACATCAAGTAAGACCGCAACAAGAAGTGAACCCCGAGCGATCAAGGATAGCAATATCCTTTAATTATGGGACATATAAAAACAAAGAGCAATAATAATGCGCGATAGAGACACGCTCCTCGAAGTGCGGGATGCACTATGGCAGAAGTTGGAGATCGCGAACCAGATGTCCACGGAGAACCACCAGTCTGGGTTGAAGCAGGCACTGAATGTGGTGCAGGGAATGCTCTCCAAGGGTGATCGTAAGACATTGAATTAGAAAGAGTTTTTTCTCTTGCTTTTTGTGGTTGAATAAGGCATAATTGAAGTATAGGAGGAGCATTCTATGCGTATCTATGGTTCTATGTCCCACGATTTCACTGGTCGTAAGATCAAGAAAAGTAAACCTAAAGGTGAGGTCTACGCTAAATATAAGCGACCTGCCTTTGAACCGATGACTGCCCGTAGTGGTCCTGTTCGTCGCGATGAAGGTGTGGTCTATGCTTCGGTAGACTGTACGAAGGGTGGTCCCTGTACTGCGCCTGAGAGGAAACAGTATACAGGAACTCTGGTTAAAGGTATTGCGACGATGCACAAGTCGAACGCTGTACCTGTTATTAATGACGAGCAAGCGAAAGATCTTGCTAGTATGCGGAGGTGATGTATGCCATCAGGAATTTGGACTGAACAGAGGGTGCGCGATTATTTTGATACGCACTGGGATGTAACCCTGAGAAAGTTATCGAGCATGAGTGGGTGGTCTGTCAAAGACCTGAAGGCAATTCTACTTATGGGGTAGAGATATGCGATACTTTCTATTTGCGACATCATTGTTGTTTCTTGCTAGTTGTGCCGATCTAAAGAGGTGGATTCCTAGCGACTTCGATAATGTAGAGTTTGATTCTTTGGCGAGTCTCTATGTTGTGGCAGTACAACCAGCGACTGAAGATTGGTGTAAGAGAAGCGAACTGTTATACTTAGAACGCCAAAGCGCAAAACTTGAGTTGTACTCAAAGTATAGACTGAACACTAACATCGTTGATGTTTATACAGAGATACATAGTTTAGCGAGCGAACTGTATAACAGGGAGTCTCCGAGTAATGTATACTGTAAATTAAAAAGAGGTAACATTGCAGATGCATCAGAAAAAGCGTTGAAGGTATTCGGAGGAAGGAAATGAACGTAGAAACTTGGCAAAAAGAATGCGAGGCAAAGGTTCTTGAGTTTAAAGAGCATTTAGACAATGGTCACATAACTCAAGGCGAGTATGAAGAACTGATTGAAGACCTCGTAGATTTCGGTCGGATACAGCACAAATTAGAAGACGAAGATCTTAAGAACAAAGCAATGAAAGCAGTTGGCGCGATTAAGATGGTAGCAGGATTACTTTAATGGATTTTGAACAAATTGAAGATGTTAATCCTTCAGCACTAGTTGCTGTTGAACATCTTTCAGAATATTTCAAACAAGACGCGCAAGCTGATTATGACCCTTATGGTAAAATCTTCTGGGCGTGGCAATTTGAATATGAAAACGAACCTATTGAAGTGCATATGCTGCGCACTATTAACGATAAGTATGCTCTTGCTGTTGCAGATTTTGGTAGGGATGGTAAGTACGCAGAAAAATGGCGAAAAAGAAATAAAGGGCATATTGCTTCTGCTAAAAGAATTCTTTCTAAAGATTTGAATACTTTGTTTTTTCCAGAAAGATTATACTAGATTATGAAAAAATTTAATTTGGACTTGATCGAGTTACCGTCGATCAAGCGTGTTACCGTCAATGGTAAACGTCATTATGTAAAAGAGGATGGAGAGGCAGTTCCGTACCCTTCTGTCACCACCATCCTTTCCTCTTGTAAACAAACCAAGAGGGCATTACATGAATGGCGTCGCCGTGTTGGTGCTGAGACTGCTAATAAAATTTCTCAGCAAGCAACGCAACGAGGCACGTCAGTCCATACTTTAATAGAGGACTACATACAAGGGAAAGAGTCCACTGGCGTAATAATGCCAAACGCTCGCGACATGTTTGGTCGCTTGCGAGATGTTGCTGATGAGCACATCGACAATGTTAGGATGATCGAGGGACTAATGTATTCTGAGTATCTGCGCGCAGCAGGCACAGTGGATATGGTCGCTGAGTTTGACGGTAAGATTTCAGTAATCGACTGGAAAACTTCCGCTCGGCGAAAGACTCGATCTAAGATATACAATTACTTCAAACAGGAAGCTGCATATGCTGTCATGTTTGAAGAGATGACTGGAATACCTGTGACGCAGTTAGTCACAATCATTACAACACAAGAAGGAGAGTCTCAAGTATTCATTGAACACCGTGACGAGTGGGTAGGTGAGTTCTTGAAGTTGAGAGACCAGTATGAGTTGGAATTACAGGATAGCGCATCGCCCTAAAACTGATCCCCTGTTGGGATATCAGATTCACGAGGTCTATTATGATGATAAGGGCAATGTTAAATTTTATTCAACAAATCCTGTAACTGCTTTTGGTGATATACCAGATGAGTTGTATGAAGATATGTGCAACATGATGCGTGCGTTCGACGAAGAACCGTTGAACCTTGATCATGTAGATTACCTGCTGACAAGGAAGGAGCAGGGTTCCAGTCAAAAGAGGGAAACGTAAGGGTACGACTGCGAGGGCATGGTAGAGATGTCCTGATGTGTCACTGCTATAGATAGGAGAGCAGCGTAGACGGGGTCGCAGTCATAAGTCGTTGATTTTAAACGACTATTTTCGATTTGCTTTTGTTCCAGATATAGGATATAATGGTCTTATAAATAGGAAAAGAGGTGAATAACCATGTTTAAATTTATATTAGCAATTTTCTTAATTATCGTGGTCGGTGCCTTCACTCAACAGGCGAATGCATCTGATATCACTATTCCTTCCAACGCCAAAGTAGTCTATGGCGGCGAAGGTTGTAACAGCGATAGAACTCCTTGGTCGCCTTCCTACCGCGCATCGATCAATACGTTGTATTGGTACAGTTGTGATAATTCTGGTAGAGTTGCGCAAGCCACAAACCGTGTTATCGACAGATCAATAAACAATGCTGCTTGGCAAATTGAATCTTCTGTTCAACATGGTATCAACCGTCAGATTTCTGACCTAGGATATAAGTTAGACAAAATTTTTGGAAGATACTAATGTTTGTCTATTATCATGCGAACACTCCTCAATACATTGAGGAGTTTGTTGAATGGTGCTGCGAAGAACTCTCGATCAGTAAACTTCGCGGTTGGATTGAATTCAAATGGCATTATGGTGAACTCGACGGTAATGCTTTTGGACTATGTGCAGGTGATGACCGCGAAGTGTCAATCTGGGTTGCCACTAGGCAATATGGCGAACCTATTTCCTACGAAGATAAACTCAAAACTGTTGCGCATGAATTAGTACACGCTCGTCAGTATCTCCGGAGAGAACTCACTTCACACCCTGAGGAATGGGATCTGCCCGTATCTCGTTGGAAGGGTAGGACTATTCGATACGGCAAAAGTCAACGAGCAGAGAACGATACTCCTTGGGAAAGGGAAGCAAGGCGACTAGAAGAAAAACTCTTCAAGAAGTGGATGGAGGAAGAAGTATAAATAGATACATCCTAAAGGACTGTATCTATGGCATACGACTTTTTCCCAAAAACGAAAGAAGAACTTATTAGCAGGATTCAGAATCACGATCCTGCTATTAAGAGCGACCTCGTTCTGCTATTCGAATACCTCAAAGAGGAATTTCCTGCTGTTGAAACTCCGATCAACTTGGATTTGTCCAAGCGAGGTTCTGCCAATGTTACTCGTATGGTGGAGTCGGATACGAACATTAGAAAAATAAAGTCTGAAGCAAACATAGATAAATTATCCATCAAGTTTGGTAATGGGTCGTCAGGTAATCGCGGCAAGAACAACAGGGGCAACCTGTTCGAACCACAGTTTGCCGAGGCATTGCTCGATTGGTACAACGGCAACACAGTGACCGACAGAATGATGCTGACTTCAATCGAGCATCTAGATGAACTCTATAATCTTCGCAAGACAAAAAAATTAAAAGTCGACGTTGTTGGTGGTGAAAACACCAAACGTCCTTTGTACTTCACTCCGAAGATTGGATTGACCAATCCAAAAGGAAGCGGCACAGATATCGGTAAATCAGTTACTGATATTACTCTGATAAAAGACGGTAAAGAAGAAATTTATCTTTCGTTGAAAATGGGAACCACAGTTACGTTCTTCAACGTGGGTATTAGAACGATCCTTCCCCCTGACCATATACAAACATACAATCTCAAAAATCCAGACGGTTGTAAACTACTGGATCTGTTTGGGATAGATTATAAGATGTTTTGCGATGTCTTTAACGGCAAGTTGAAACGAGGAGTGGTTAAGACAACTCGTCCAAATCAAAGTAATATGAAAAGTTTGATGGAGACTGGTATCGGTAAAGGATATCATATCATACACAAAGTTTCAGGCAGAATCATATCTAAGAAAATGGACAGCGATGCTTTAAGAAAGGCATCTACTGTCAGCAGTTGTAAAGTTTATTATGGCGGTAAGACCGGAACAGGTAAGCGAATCGATATGGAAATGGAATCGCAGACATACAAGTTTAAATTAAATATTAGGGACACACAGGGAAAGGATGGATATCCTACGCGAATGATGTGCGACTTCAGTTACAAATAAGAGAGTACTGCTATGGCACAGTTTAACAACGACAAGAAAAGTCTCGTAGGAAATAACGACACAATTTATGAAGTCGTTATGATTGCTGATCAATTTGGAAACGTCACTGACGCTGGTGGTAGTGTACAGGGTACTGATGCTTTCGGTAGGCGGAGAGTGTCTGAACCTTTTACACTGTTTGAAGCATTTAACAGATACGACGATAATGGTAAGTTCTTTGAGCAGTTAACGAATGCTACAACAGGGTTCGGTGACGATAGTGCTTCAATCGACATGACTCTTACTGACGCATCAGGCGATACTGCCATTCGCGAAAGCAAAAGGGTATTTTCATATCAACCAGGAAAATCTCTACAGGTTCTAAACACTTTTGTTATGAGTACAGGAAAAACTGGACTCAGACAAAGAGTTGGATATTTCGGAACTAACGATGGTCTCTTCTTAGAACTTGATGGGACTGATCTTTTCCTAGTGAAACGTTCTCAAGGTTCTGACACACGAGTTGCACAATCTAGTTGGAATATTGATACTGCTGATGGGAATGGTGCTAGTGGGTTTAATTTGAATATTGCTACTGCCCAAATCTTTTGGATGGACATTGAGTGGTTAGGCGTTGGTTCTGTTCGTTGTGGATTTGTATACAATGGTCAGTTTATTCATGTTCACACGTTCCATCATGCGAATACTGTAACCGCACCATACATGACAACTGCTTGCTTGCCGATTAGATACGAAATTGAAAATACCGCTGGTACTAGCGGAGCGAGCACTCTGAAGCAGATTTGCAGCACCGTTATTTCCGAAGGTGGTTTTGCATTGTCAGGATCTTCTAGATCTATCGGTCATTCGATTACAGGAACTGGTGCTGTCGGTAGAGAACTTACTGCTGCTGGAACGTATTACCCTATCGCTGCCATTCGTTTGAAAGACGATCAACGAGAGGCGGTAGTATTGCCAAAAGGAATTGATTTTGTGCCCAACAGCACAGGAAACAACAGCGTAATCAATTGGAGAGTTTATAAAGGAGCAACAGTTGGAGGAGGTAGTTGGAACTCTGCTGCTTCAACTTCCTCTGTAAGTTATAATCTGACGCCTACTTCTTTTTCTGGTGGTAATTTAATCACTCAAGGTTTTACTGCTTCTTCGAATCAGTCTGCCCAAAACGTAAGTCTTTCTGATGGAGTGTTTACTTACCAATTAGAAAGAAATGCTGATAGTTGCGAAACCTTCTTGATAGTTGCAGCAACGAACACTGCTGGTGATGATGTCGCTGTTTCTATTAACTGGGAAGAGATAACTTAAAGTTATATGCATATAGCCAAACAATCCTTTACTTTTGTGTCCAGATATAGTACAATGCGCGTATGAAATCGTTTATGACACATCAAATGCTCTCTGAGGCGAAAAATACTCACATGACTCACATCGAGGATAAAGTCCTCTATGGGGGAGTTGAGGGAACTCGTCAGGCGATCAACGCACTGCGTTCTCTGCGCGATATGCTAGCTGGCAAACATAAGGGTGATATCTCTGTCAAGTGGGACGGTGCCCCTGCTATCTTCGCAGGCATCGATCCTCG